ACTAGTCTTAAACGATAGAGTTAGAGAAACTACAACTACAACCGGCACAGGCGCCGTTGCGCTTGGTGGAGCTGTATCTGGTTTTGAAACTTTTGCAGCAGGTATTGGTAACAGTAATACTGTTTACTATGCAATAGTTCACAGAACAGCAGCTGAGTTTGAAGTTGGTCTTGGTACATTGGACGGCGACAGTTCCGATCTAACACGCACCACTGTAATATCTAGTTCTAATAGTGATAGTGCCGTAAACTTTGCATCAGGCACGAAAGATGTATTTTGTACGTTACCCGCAAGCAAAACTGTGTTTGAAGATGCAAGTGGTCATGTAACTTTACCACACGATTTATTTATTGAAGGTGGTCTTATCGATCTTAAAAATGATGGCGGTGCTGTATCACAGATTAAATTTTATTGTGAGTCTAGTAACGCACACGCACAGACACTTATTGGTGCCCCACACTCTGAGTCTGCTTCTAACACTTTAACACTACCAAGTAGTGGTGGTGATGCAAAATTAGTTTCAGTAAGTTCAACTGCTACACTTACAAATAAAACTTTAACCAGCCCTACAATCAACGGAGCCACTATTGGTTCTGACAATTTAGCCACCGCTAGTAATGGGGACATTAATATTGCACCTAATGGCACGGGTAAGGTAGTTATTAGAGGTAACACTAATCAAGGTAAAATAGTATTAAACTGTGAAAGTAATAGTCATGGACAGACTATCATAGCTGCACCGCATTCTGAAGCTGCTAACAATGTTCTTACATTACCAAGCACGGGCGGCGATGCTCGATTAGTTTCAACAGCATCAACAGCCACACTTACAAACAAAACATTGACATCACCAAAAATAAACGAGGATGTAGCAGTAACCTCTACTGCAACGGAAATAAATATACTTGATGGCGTAACAGCCACAACTGCCGAGCTAAATATTATGGACGGAGTCACAGCTACTACAGCGGAACTAAATATTATGGACGGAGTCACAGCTACTACAGCGGAACTAAATATTATGGATGGAGTCACAGCCACAACTGCCGAGCTAAATATTATGGATGGAGTGACTTCAACAGCGGCAGAACTTAATATTTTAGATGGCGTAACTTCTACAACGGCTGAATTAAACATTTTAGACGGTGTCACGTCTACAACGGCTGAATTAAACATTTTAGACGGTGTCACGTCTACGGCCACAGAACTTAATATTATGGATGGTAATACCTCAGCTAGCTCTACGACTGTAGCAGACGCTGACAGAGTGGTATTTAATGACAATGGAACTATGAAACAAGTTGCGATGACGGACATAAGCACGTATACTGACGCCGGAGCTACGGCGCTAGCTATCGCATTAGGATAAGGAGAAACAAATGGCTAATACATTTAAGGTCAAAACAAAAGCAGGGATTGGAACATCGATCACGACTGTCTATACAGTTCCAAGCTCTACAACTACGATTGTTCTAGGCCTCATCGTCGGTAACGTCACAGGCTCTGCTGTGAATGCAACAGTGCATGTAGAATCCGATACATCAGATACAGAAACAAACGGCAACGTTGAGCTAGTAACAAATGCACCGATACCTGCAGGAGGTTCACTAGAAACTCTTGGAGGAGGCAAGTTAGTTTTACAAACGACTGACATATTACGGGTGACTTCAGACACAGCGTCATCTCTCGATGTTGCGTTATCAATAATGGAGATTACGTAAGATGGCAGCTACAATACCAACTAATGGAATGGGTTTAGACGCTGGCTTAAACATAGCTGGTGGTAACTTAACTTTTACAACTGCAGATAAAGGAGTGCACCTTGGTGTAACCTCTGCAACAGCAGCTAATCTCATGGATGACTATGAAGAGGGCACATTTACACCATTAATAAGTAATGTAACTTTTGATGCTGATAGTAATGTTGGAGGATACACAAAAACAGGTAGGCACGTTACCATCGCTATGTATTTAGGAATAGCTGGTGGCACTTTTGATTCTACACAACTTCAAATATCGGGATTACCTTTTACTAACGGATCAAGAGAATGTATTGGCAGTATTATGTATAACCAATTAGATCATGGAACAGATTATCAGATTATGCCATACTTAAACTCAACCCAAGCTATAATTAGACTTTATCAATCAAAAGATGCTACAGGTTGGGCTGCTTTGACAACTGCTGCTCTAAGTAGTTCAACAGCAATGTTTATTACAGTAAACTATCAAACGGCATAATTTTTTATAAGGAGGAGAAAAAAATGGCAATAACAAAAACAACAGAAATAGCAAAAATAGAAGTAGTTGGAGAGTACAAAGCTGTGCAAGTGCGAACGGATACTGTTATCAAAGAAGATGACAAAGAAATATCACGTTCAGCTCACAGACATGTATTACACCCAGATATGGATATATCTTCTGAAGACGCAGAAGTGCAAGCAGTGGCTAACGCTGTATGGACTGATTCTGTCAAAGCCGCTTGGAACACATATAAAGATAGTAATCCAGGGGCGTAAATGAGCTACATCGGACAAGGATTACCAGCTGACGTTTTTTCAGGTTTCACTACTGATGCCTTTACAGGTGACGGTAGCGCTACGACCTTTACCTTGTCAAAAGCTCCATTCTCAGAAGACGGACTAATCGTTGTTATCAACAACGTCATACAAAGACCTACAACCAACTTCACAGTATCAGGTACTACACTAACTATTGTGGGCACAGCTGTAGCATCAGGAGATGTTATCTATGCTATACACACAAGCGGTGCAGTGCCAAGTACACTCGCATCAAAAGTAGATGTCAATGGATTATCTGATGGTATTATTCTCGATGCAGATGCCGATACAACAATAAGCGCGGACACCGATGACCAGATAGATTTTAAAGTAGGTGGTGTTGACGAAATGACTTTGTCATCAACAGGGCTTGTTATTAACGAAGGTTCAAACGATAGAGATTTCAGAGTAGAATCTAATAATGAGTCAAGCATGCTTCATGTGAATGGAGGCACAGACACAGTTCTTATTGGAACAGACACAACAGAGGACGGTTGGTTTGATGCGGACGGAACTTTTGTTCCAGGATTTATGACTTTTGGACATGGGAACACAGATGGAAGGTTATCAGCGTTTGTAAATAACCAAGCGGATGCTGGTGGTCCTATAGTATGTTTGGGTAAAACTAGAGCAACTGCTCCTGAAACATACACTATTGTTCAAGACGATGATCAACTTGGTATTATTTCTTTTCAAGGCGGAGACGGAACTACTTTTGTAGAAGGTGCAAGTATAAGAGTTGATGTAGATGGCACACCAGGCGGTAATGATATGCCTGGAAGAATAGAATTTTTTACAACATCTGATGGCAGTAATTCTGGAAGTGAAAGAATGCGTGTTACCTCAGCTGGGGATTTATTAATAGCGACAACAGACCAGTATGCCTACGATAACACAAGTGACCAAGCCATCACTCTTAACAATATAGGTCTTGGGTCTTTTGCAAGATCTCAAGGAGCCTCGATTGTTGGTAACAGAATGACTAATGATGGATTAGTAATAGCTGTTTATGGACAAGGCAACCAAGAAGGAGGTCTTGAAGTTAGTGGCAGCACTGTTTCCGTATCTGGTTTTACAGGAGTTCACTGGTCGAGACTTGCTGATAATTCTAAACCAACAATTTTACGGGGCACAATAATAGAATCAATAGATGAGATGTGTGACTGGTATGCGGTTGAATTTGAAGTTGAAAGAACTAAAAAAGACTTTGAAGGTAACTCAGTGACAAAAAAATACTCAAAAAGACAGGCCTACGGTTTAAAAGACGGAGAGTCTGTTGGTGATACCATAACGTATAGATATTTAGATGGTAAAGATTACTCAGCAAAAATTATAAAAGAAGATGATGTAAAACACACTAAATGTAAAATATCTGACACGGCCGACAGTAAAAAAATATATGGAGTATTTCATCGTTGGGATGATACTGATGATGGGTCAGATGGTGATGTTAATGATTTAGAAGTAGCACAGGTTGGAACATACATAATAAGAGTCAACAAAGACGTAACTGTTGAAGCTGGAGATTTATTAGTATCTAACGGTGATGGCACGGCTAAAGTACAAGATGATGATATTATAAGAAGCAAGACAGTTGCTAAAGTAAATTCAAATATTAAAGTGGAGACGTACAGTGATGGTAGTTATACTGTTCCATGTACGTTGCACTGTTAGGAGTATAAGATGAGCCAGACAAAAGTAGAAGCACCATTTGTAGAGAACAACGTACCATTTAGAAATTTAGTTATTAATGGTGGTATGAAAATCGCACAAAGAGCAACATCGGCTACTGCTGTTGTTAATGGAGCATATCAAACAGTAGATAGAATGAAACTTTATAACTCAAGTGATGGTGCATATACCTCTGCACAAACAGCTTTATCTTTAACTGACCAAGCTACAACTGGCGGTCAAACACATGCTTTAGATATACAATGCACAACAGCAGATACTTCTGTTGGGGCTGCTCAATATGCTTTTATTTATCATCTTGTTGAAGCACAGAACTGTCAACATTTAAAATTTGGCACAAGCTCAGCAGTTGATTTAACTATACAGTTTTATGTAAAATCTAATTTAACTGGCACAACTTGTGGTTTTGTAGCAAAAGAAGATACTACTTATTGTCAAGCACCTTTTGAGTTTACTATTAATTCAGCAAACACATGGGAAAGAAAAATAGTAACGATACCAGCTAATGATGTCATTAAAGCATCATCTAGTATAATTAATAATGATAATGGTCCAGGTATTGGAATTGGTTTTAATTTATTGTTAGGTGGTAACTATGATAATGGGACTAATCTTACATGGGAAACAGGTGGAGCATCTTATGCAACAACTAACCTACTTAATTTTTTAAGCAGCACAGATAACGATTTCTTTATAACTGGTCTTCAAGTTGAGGTTGGAAGCGGAGCATCAGATTTTGAACATTTACCTATTGATGTAGAGTTACAAAGATGTCAAAGATATTTATATAAAATACAAACAGGGACTCAAGACTACGGTTCTTTTGGTTCTGGTCATTGTGCAAACGCAACAAGCTGTATTTCAAATATTCATTTTCAACCTCAAATGTGCAAAACACCAACTTTAGCTACAACAGGCACAGCAGCAAATTATGTTATTTATAATGGAGTATCAGGTGTTGATGCTTGTACTTCTGTTCCTAGTTTTAATGGTGGTTCAACAACAAATACAGCGGCTAGATTAGAGTTTATTTCATCAGGAAATTTAAGTGCTAGTGGCACGGGAGTTAATGCTGGAGCTGGTTCAGCTGGGGAGCTATTGTCTGCTGATGGTGTTGCCGCATATTTAATGTTTCACGCAGATATATAAAGGAGATATGAATGGTTATAAAAGTTTCAAAGAATATTACTAATGCAAAATATCATAAAGATATTATTTCAGGTAAGGATACAGTTATAAACTGTATAATAGATGGTCAACATTGTTCAGTCCCTATGGTTGATGACAACACTGACTATCAAGAAATTAAAGAACAGATTGCTGCAGGAAAATTAACAGTGGAGGCATCAGACTAATGGCGTATATAGGAAGACAAAATTTAGGTGGAGCGTACAGACAGCTTGATGATATATCATCAGGTTTCGATGGTTCTGACACTACGCACACTATGCAGGTCAACTCACAGAATGTAACTGTGGGTGACGTTAATCAAATCATACTATCTCTTGGTGGTGTGATACAAAAGCCAGGCACAGACTTTACTGTATCAGGTAGCGTATTGACATTCACAACAGCACCTGCCGCTAATACAAGTTTCTTTGCAGTGCTACTAGGTTCAGATAATGGCGGGACGGTGACACCGACAGACGTATCTGTGACAAAGGCAAAACTTGCAGATGAAGTAGATGTTTTTGCGGGCACGTCTCTGAGCGCTGCTGATTTAGGCGCTGGTGTGCACATTAAAACTGCTGATAGTGGGGGGTCTGTTAATTCTAGCTATGATGAATTAGTTATTGAAGGTTCTGCTAATTCAGGCATTACTGTTTTATCGGGAACTTCTGGTAATGGAGGAATTGTATTTGGAGATAGTGGTGCAACTAACGATGGTTTTGTTAATTATGATCACACAAATAGAAAACTAGATTTTGGAACTGCTGGTGCTACGCAATTTTCAGTGCATTCAAATGGTAGTTTATTACCAGCCGCAACTGACCATGGTATTTATCTTGGCGTTAGTTCAGCAACAGCATCTAACTTACTTAATGATTATGAAGAAGGCACATGGACACCTACGACAAACACGGGGCAAGGTGTAGGCACAGTTAGTGGAGCAACATATAAAAAAATAGGAAATCTTGTTGTTGCTTCGTTTTATATTAGTCTTAATGCAATAACCGGTACATCCTCTACTTCGTTTCGGATAGAGGGTCTACCTTTTACAGCAAGCAACAATTCAGTTTATGGTGGAGGCAGTATTGGTTATGCAGGAGGAACAAATTTTAATGATTTTACTGACCCTCTAATATCTGCAAACACAAGTTATGCGTACCACCATAAAAATGATGGAGATAGTGCTGTTGTAACCATTGGAAACATGAACACGCTTACAAGTGGGGCAGTGCCTTGGCTTGGGCAATATATTTATGAAACAGCATAATATTTAAAAGGAGAAAAAAATGTTCGGCGTTCGCTCATTTGCAGAAACAACCTTTGCCAGCACAGGTAATGATGAAAACTTCATCATTATATCTGGTAATGAGATAACTGCATCTATAGGCGACGTTACTATTGCAGGTGTTGCCGAGCATGCCGTAACGGGCAACGCGGTTACAGGCTCTACAGGCTCTGTAACGGTAACAGCTGGAGCAACAGTCACAGTAAGTGGTAATGCTGTTACAGCAACAATTGGTGATACAACACTTAGTGGAGATGCAAACTTTGCGGTAACTGGTAGTGCAGTCACATTATCTACCGGAACTGCGGTTGCAAAAGCAAACGCTGATGTGCCTGTCACGGGTAACCAAATAGGCACTATAGCTGCTGGCACAGTGACGATTACGGCAGATTGTGTGGTAATACCTACAGGTAGCTCAATTACAGTGCAGACAACAAGCGCTGGTGTGGTCACTTGGAACGATATAAATGTTAATGCAAGTCAAACATGGACAGATATAGCAGCATAGGGTATAAATAATTATGGCATCATCTTTTTCTACATCGTTAAAACTCGAAAAAATGACAACCGGCGAAAAGGCTGGTTTATGGGGCACGACTACAAATACCAACCTCGACATGGTCGAACAAGCTGTTGGTGGTTATGTTGAGCTCAGTTTAGCATCAGGCAATCAAACGCCAGCGATTAGTGATGGTGCCGTCTCTGATGGACGTAACAAAGTTATAAAGCTTACAGGCACACTATCGGCAAACAGACAACTGATATTTCCAGACTCTTGCGAAAAGACATATATTGTAATTGATGGCACAACTAGAAGTTCGAGTCATTATACAATAACAATTAAAACAAGTTCAGGCACAGGGGTAGCAATGCCTGTTGGATCTACGATGCTTGTAATCGTAGATGGCACAAATGTAATTACAGGTATCACACAAAAAGGCTATGTAACTACAACAGGTGCATACACAGCTGTAAACGGTGACCAAGTCATTGTAGATACAAGCGCAGCTGCCGTAACAGTCACACTACCTGCAAGTCCAGCAGTTGGTAACGAAGTGCACTTCTTAGATGGTAAACTTAGTTTTAATTCTAACAATTTAACTATTGGCAGAAACAGTCAACCTATACAAGGCGTAGCCAGTGATTTAGTGGTTAACACAAACGGACAAAGCTTTACACTTGTATATGCAAATTCAACAAAAGGTTGGGTAAAGAAGCATTTTGCTGGAACATAAGAGGTTTACATGACTCTTATTAATTTAGACATCATACCAGGAATAGATAAACAAAACACAACCAAGGGTGCGGAACGTCGTTGGATAGATAGTGACAATGTTCGTTTTAGATATGGACTACCAGAAAAAGTTGGTGGTTGGGCATCTCTTATTAACGAAAGCATAGTTGGTGTAGTTAGGGCACAACACCCTTTTTTGGATAAAGATGGTAACAGATATATCGCTCTAGGCACTGATAAGTTTTTACTTTTATATTTTGAGGGACAGTTGTTTGACATATCACCTTTTAATGCAGCAAAACAACAAACAAGCTGCACGCTTGCAACAACAAACACCTCTACCTCTGTCACTGTAACAACAGGATCAGCACATGCTTTAGAAGTAGGTGATATAATTTTACTTGACTCGGTGACCTTACCTAGTGGAACGGGGCTTAGTGCGTCAAACTTTGAGGACAAAGCATTTATGGTCAACACAGTGCCTAGTCCTACAACATTTACGATTACATCAAGTGCTGCCGCAAGTGCTAGTATATCAACAGGTGGTTCTATGACTGTAGAGTTCTATACAAAAGTAGGACCACAGCAACAAACGTACGGTTATGGTTGGGGAGTTGGATCTTGGGGTGGCACTGTTTCTGGAGCTGTGACATCAACAATAAACGAAGGTGGCACGTTTAGTGATAGTGATACAACTTTAACTCTTACGAGTGCAGCTTCTTTTCCAAGTTCAGGCACAATACAGATTGGCAGTGAGTTGATAACATATTCCGGTAAATCTAGTAATGATTTAACAGGACTAACAAGAGGAACAAATGGCACGACTGCTGCTGCGCATTCTAACGGAGCTACAGTTACAAATGCATCTGATTTTAGTGGTTGGGGAATAGCATTGCCAGCTGATCAAGCAACGTTGGAACCTGGTCTTTGGTCACTAGATAATTTTGGTGATGTGTTGGTTGCAACAGTTGCAAATGGTGAAACATTTACTTGGAACGCTGGAGCAACAACACCAACTTCAAACAGAGCATCGAAGACCACAAGTGGTTTTGCAACGGGCAATAATCCTACTGCATCTAGACTTACTCTTATTTCGCCAACAACCAGACACTTAATACATTTTGGAACTGAAACGACTATAGGTACAGCTAGCACACAAGATGACATGTTTATACGTTTCTCATCACAGGAGGATATAAACACTTTTACACCCACATCAACTAACACAGCAGGCACACAAAGAATACAAGACGGAACAAAGATAGTTGGTGCACTAAAAGCAAAAGAAAATATTTTAGTATTTACGGATAACGCTCTCTACATCATGAAGTTTGTTGGATCACCGTTTGTGTTTGGTTTTGAACAAGTAGGCACAAACTGTGGACTTGTAGGTAAAAACGCTGCTATTGAAGTCGATGGTGTTGCATATTGGATGAGCACAAAAGGCTTCTTTGCATTTGATGGTACAGTTAAAACATTACCTTGTTCTGTGGAAGATGAAGTATTTGACAACTTTGACAATACAAAAGGTCAACAAGTTTATGCAGGTATAAACAATTTATTTTCAGAAATAATTTGGTGGTATCCAGCAAACAGTGATTTTAATAACAAAGCTGTTTCTTATAATTATGCAGAGTCTGCACAAATACCTGGAGGAGTATGGGCTTTATCGACAGAGGCAAGAACATCTTGGATTGACTCTGGTATTTATCAAAAGCCATACGCAACTAAATTTGACAGTTCAGGCACGGGTAGCTTTCCTGTGGTTCTTGGTGAAAGTGGTTTAGGACAAACTAAATATTTTGAACATGAAGTTGGTACTGATCAAACAAATGAAGATGGCACAGTCACAACTGTTTCATCTTTTATACAGTCTTATGATTTTGATATACAAGGAGAGGCAAGTGCTGGTGATAACTTTTTATCTGTTAGTAGATTTATTCCTGACTTTAAAACTATACAAGGAACAGCAGATGTTACTTTAAATATAAAAGACTTTCCAACTAACTCTGACACCTTATCTGACAACAGTCCTTTTTCTATAACATCATCAACAACTAAAATAGACACACGTGCACGTGGTCGTTATGTAAATGTAAAAATAGCGAATGCAAACGTAAACGAGGCATGGCGTTATGGAACTTTTATGCTTGATGTAAAACCAGATGGAGCAAGAGGTGGCTAAAATAGTAGTTAGAATAACAGAGCCAACCAACGAGTATGATCAGTCAAACCAAAGACAGATCAATAGGTCAACTAGTTCTATAGTTGAACAATTAAATTCGTCTTTTCAACAAGACTTAAAAGATGAACTAGAAAGGTTTATATGGTTCTATGGCCAATAGTTTTTTAAATAAAAAAGTAGACCTTACGACAACAGATTTGACTGTGTTGTACACAGTGCCAGCAGAGGCCACAGGTCTTGTAAAATCAATATTAGTGTCTAATGATGATGCTAGTAATGCGTGTGAGATTACAATTACTTTAGTAAACTCAGGCGGCACAATATTTAGTTTGTTTAAACAGAAAGACATAGCTGCTAAAACAACAACCGAACTTTTGACTCAACCTTTGGTCGTGGAGGAGTCTGAGGTAATTAAAGTACAAGCAGAGAATGCCAATGATTTACATGTGGTGTTATCTGTATTAGAAGTAAAAAGAGACTAGGAGGAAACATGGCTTTTGAAGAACCAGGATCAGTAGCATACTTATACGAGGGCGGTAAGAAGATAGCTCAAATAAAGGTTGATACCACTGTGGTATTAAAAAATTTAAAAACAGGCAAAG